GAAGAAATGAAACAGTTTCAGCGTAGCTTCGCAAAGAATAAGTATTACTCGGTTAATGTGTGTACTATTAACGATTATGCGAAAGATTCCACATATCTGGAGGTGTATATTTCCACTCATGGACTTAATCATAAATATGTGGAAGATGAAGTCTAAGATTACCCCCCCCCAGGCCCATCATGGAGCGCCAAACGAATGCCTCAGATGCCCGCTGTATATTCACTATAAGTGCCACTGGAGTCCAGGATACTATTGTAGAATGATAAAATCAACATGAGCAGCAAGGAGCCATACTTTTGCGGATATGAATTCATCCACAACCGCGCCTTTGGGCACATGTGGGAATGGGCTGAGCCAGTTAAACATGATGGCACTAATTATCTGCCAAAGAACTGGAAGATGCTGATTCACGATAAGAACGGTAAACTAGTGTATTATGAATGATGTGAAGATAACTCGGTTGCAGCGCTTATGGCGCATATATGTAACGCCCAGAACGCCCGGAACCTGTGTGGTTTGCGGATGTACTGAGACTAATCCCTGCAGCAATCCCGATTATGGGAATTGCTGGTGGTGGGATGGTAACCTCACCCTTTGCTCACATTGCGCCATCCGGCACATCTTCAATGATCCTAGAACCGTACACTGTATAAATGGAAAGGCAGCTGGCCATTGAAGCTTATAAGAAGATCCTGGAAGTCCAGGAACCCATGAGAAGATATGCAGACTTCAGATACTACTTTGCCGATGAAAAAGATACTTCGATTCCGGTCCCGCTTGGAGGCGGAACACTTCAAGAGCTGCTTCAAAGCACTCTGCCCCGGTACATTCATGAACATCTATCTGAAAGGCACGGGATATCATCTCCTGGCATCGGGAACCTTTACGGATGCCGAGATTCACAAGGCAGCTGGTCTGGCCCAGATCACCGACTATAAAACGGTGGAGAGTAAGCCATAAAAGTTGGTTAGAAGAGCGCCTGGGAAGGTTGCCACCGTCCTTCCCTTTTTCACCTGGAACAAGTGCCGGCTATGTTTGACATTAAATGAATAAGTATTGATGCAGTATGCGGGAACGCCGGCCCCGCACTATAACAAGTCCACATTCAGGGTACTTGGCTGACATCCGGAAAGACGGAACAAAAGTGGTCCTCTGGACCTTCACACTCGTGGCAGCCGGAAAGACGGCAAATGGGGAGGGGTTGCAGCGGGAATAACAAATACCGCTGACCCGTGAAACTAAAATGCCCAGGGGCCTAGGACTACCCCCCCCCATTTTTATCTTATAAGTTGAATGTAACATGATGGAAATAAAAAACGCGATTATCATAGATGGGAACCTTTATCTTGCGAAGCGGACGCTATTTGGACCATTCCTTCCTGATGTATGCGACAAATGTGACTTGAAGAAAAGATGTGACAAAAATCAGAATTGCTTTTGTGCGCCATTCGAGAAGAAAGGTTACGTGCCGTATTTCAAAAAGGTTAATAAGATACCTCACATCCTATGAAATTTGAAAACAATGAGCGAATTGATTACATATTACCAGCCCGTTATGTGGAGTGAAAGACATAAGCGGTATGATTGTTATTCAGTATTCGCTTACAGTTCAATCGAGGATGCAAGGACGAAATGCCGCCTATGGCGATCCAGTGGCTATATATGTATCATCCTGCCTTATGTTCCATCCCGTATGTTCTGGAATGAAAAATACAACCCTCCGGACCCGATTCCGATTGATTCAGACCTACCTTTTTGAAATGTGATGAAAGATTCAAAAACGATAAAGCCATGATCGAACTCAAGCCGCAACGCTCAATCCGATCGAGAGAATACAAGTACCATCTCGTCCTATCCTTTGAAGACAACGGAAAGGTTTTCTACGTTGTAAAATACTACGGCATCCACAAGCAGTGGTGGCACTACGAGATATGGGACGAATGGACGATGAATTACAATAAAACACACGGGTACAAGGTTGTTAAACATAGGAGGAAACGAAATGAAAAAATACATTGATTCCGAGAAATTGATTGCCGAGATAGAAAGCCGTATGGAAGATTGTAAACTCCCGGATGGTAAATTCCCGATAACAACAAATGCCGTTAGATATATTGGGGACATACATTTTAATTAGTAATAAACACTATGAATCTACAACCGTTTGCTGGAATCCGGTGGCCAGACGGTATTGAACACAAAGCAATTTTCAATCATCTGATTATGGATATCACTAAAAAAATCAAAACCTTCGAGGATGCCTGTGAGGCCCTCGGACTGAAGGTCCCTGAGGCCCTTCCTGAAATCCTGCAGCCCAAGTATGCTGACATTGTTCCTTCACATGTTAAAGCCTTCATGAAGTTGGAAATCATCACCGCCGCCCTCAATGAAGGATGGCAGTGGGCCCCGGATCCGATAAAAAAGCCAATGGCGTACTGGCCTTGGTTCTGGTTCTATGACACCGAAGAAGTTGCCGACATGGGCAAAGAAAGAGCTGAAGAGATTCATCTTATCAACGCAACTGACATATCAGGATTTGCCGGCCTCGGCTATGCGTATTCAAATGACGCCTGGTCGGACTCGATCTCGCTCGGTTCCCGCCTTGCATTCAAAACCGCGGATCTAGCCCGATACGCCGGGAGGCAGTTCATTGAGCTCTATAAGGAATACCTATTCAAGCCCGTGATATGATAGAAGAAGTATTGAGGCCTTCCCCCCGGACCCCCATCCCGGCCGGGGAGAAGGTTATCCACAACGGCATGCTGTGGACGGTGATAGAGGACCGCGTTAAGAATATATCCATCCGCCTGGGTGAACACAATTACAAGACCGTGCTTCCGTCTGAAGTGGAAGCCATAAAAGAAGAAGAGAAATGACAATTAGTGAAGTATATGCCAGTGCATCGGCAAACCAGAAAGAGAAGCTGAGAAACGCCCTCATGCAGAAAGGCGTTTCCTACACCACCGTGTACTTCTGGTGCACCGGCCAGCGCAAGCCGGCCCGGTACACAATGCCCATGGTGGTGGATGCCGTGAACGAAACGCTCGGCACCAACCACACGACTGAAGAGCTCTGGCCAGAAGCATAAAGCCATGGAAGAAGAGAAATCCATCATCAAACAGGAAGGCCCTGAACTCATTTTGAGCGCCGATGGTGAAACGGTGTGGGTCCCCAGCCAACAGGACCTGGAAAACATCCGGAAGCTAGTGGCGCTCCGTTACACCATCTCGAAGATTGCCATTACGCTTCAGGTTCCTGAAGAGGAATTCCGCAGGCACATGGCCAATCCGAAAAGCCCGGTATATATCAGTTACCATGAAGGCAAGATTGAAAGTGAGATTGAATACCGGAAGAAGGTATATGAATTAGCAAAGGCTGGTGAGCAGTGGGCCGTTATCCAGATCGAAAAATGGGAACGGGACCAGCGAAAGGAAGAATACGGATTGTGATATGGTCGATTTGTCACTCATTGACAAAACGCCGGGATTGGACCTGGAAGAGCGGATTGTTCACGATTTGGAGCAATCTGGTTTCACCATGGAGGATAAGAAGTTCAAGATGGTGGTGCAGAAAGAGAAAATCTTCTGTCAGGCGGCCGTGGACTTCACCAAGTTCTGCCAGATGCCAAAGCCTGGTGAACAATTCCGGATTGTCACCAATAAGTGCTGGAACGGATACACGCTCATAAAGCGGATTCTGGCTACCGGTGCCACCATTGAAGAATTATACTTGGCCGTTTACAGCATCAACGATGTGGCCGCCCGTGGACTCATAAGGGCCTATGAAAGCGGCCAGATAAAAGCCGGATGGTTCATTGTGAGTGATTTGTTTTGGAAGTACAGGAACAAAGAGGCTCACCAAGTTTACAGAACATTTCGGCAGTTTTGTCACGAGACAGGCGTTCTTCACCATGGCTATATGGATAATCATGCGAAAGTCACTTGCATCAAAGACAACCTTGGCAATTATCTGGTTATGGAAGGTTCCGGAAATCTTTCCGACAACGCTAAGATAGAACAGCTTCTATTTGAGAACAACAAATTGAGCTTTGACTTTCATTCCGGTTGGATCCGCAATGCCGTATCAGAACATGAAAAAAAGAATTTGGTATGATAACGATTGAACTCACGCGCAAACAGGCCTACCAGACCATTGGCTGCATCAATCACTTCCTGGATATGCTGGCATGTATAGACGGAGACAGAGAGGCCCAGGAACTGATGCACATTAAGGAGAAATTGGAAGAGGCGACAATGAACGAATAAACCCTACCCCCCCCAGCGGTAGAAAATGCCGGGGAAGATATGATACCTAACGAAGTAATTGAACAGATCCGGGAACACGACCTGGTTGCCATCCTTCAAAATGAAGGCCTTGACCTCAAACGCGAAGGCGCCAGCTGGAAGTGCTGTTGCCCTTTCCATAATGAGAAAACACCATCTTTCATCGTTTCTCCCAGCCGGAATATAGCTCATTGTTTCGGCGAGAACAAAAGCTGGGATGCCATTCAGTTTGTGATGGACCGCAACCACATGACCTTCTATGAGGCCGTGGAGTATTTGGCCGCCAAACTGCACATCCAGTATGAAAAGAAAGAGCTAACACCGGAAGAGCGGGAAGCTCAGTTCAAGGCGGATCAACTGGCCAATGCAAACCGTGATGCCCACGAATACTTTGTTCAACAGCTGAAAAAAGCGCCTGTGGCACAGGAATACTGCAAAGAACGCGGATGGGATGAAAAGACCATGGAGATATTCGGTGTGGGATACGCAGTGGCAGCATGGGACGGGCTCCTGAACTACATGACCGGCAAGGGCTGGAAGAAAGAAGTTCTGGTGGAAGCCGGGCTGGTGAACATGAATGATGATGGCCGGTACTATGACATGTTCCGGGAACGAATCATTTTCCCGCTGTTTTCCAATACCGGCCGGCTGGTCGGATTCTCTGGAAGATACATAGGTGACAACGCGGATGTGGCTAAACAGCGCAAGTATATGAACACGAAGGCCACACCCATCTATGACAAACGCCGCACACTGTTTGGCTGGTACCAATCGGCCCGGCAGATTGCCGCCAATGAGACGGTGATTATCTGCGAAGGCAATCCGGATGTGATGCGCTTGCATCAGATTGGTGTAGGCTATGCTGTGGCTCCCTGTGGGACAGCGCTCACAAAAGAGCAGGTTGCATTCCTGAAGCAGAAGGCCAAAACCGTTCTCCTTCTTGGTGACATGGATTCCTCTGGGCTGGATGCCACCGTGAAGCACGGCATTGACTTCATACATGAGAAGGCCAATGTGCGCGTAATGACCTGGCCATACGAAAAAGGTAGTGGCGCCCCGAAGGATCCGGATGAATACTTCAAGCTGCACCCGAAGGGCTGGCAGGAGGCCCTGGCCAACAATACAACGGACTTCATACCATGGTACTGTGAGCGCCAGATGGAAGGCAAGAGCTCTCAGGCGGAAGTTGCCGATGTGATTGCTGATGTGGCCGGGCTTCTGGCCTACTGTGACAATACGGCCGTAGAAATGTACCTGTCACAGTTCAAGGCACGGTATAAAGGCATGGATAAAGTGTTCAGGACTGAATACTATAAGGCCAAAAATGCCCTGGACCGTGCAGAGGTGGATAACGACAAATCCACCCAGGATATGCTGAAGAAATACGGCTTCTATGTAAAGAACAGATGCTATTACGGTGCAGGTTCCTCATCCAATGACCGCCCATGGAGCAACTTCATCATGGAACCGGTGCTGCATATCCGAGATGAGCGCAACGCCCGCCGTATATACCGCGTTATAAATGAGGCCGGCGTGGAAGAGATCGTGAAGTTCCAGCAAAGCGAACTGGTCTCCTTCACGGACTTCAAACGAATCCTGGAAAGCGCAGGCAACTATATCTGGAAGGTAACAGCATCCGAGCTCACTCAGTTGAAAACATACCTGTACGATGATACGCCATCGGCCGATGAAATCCGACAGCTTGGATGGCAAAAACGCTGGGGATTTTACGCCTGGGGAAATGGAGGGATGGATACATCCGGCCGGTTCCAGAAAGCAGACAAATACGGCGTATTCATGATGAATGACCACCGGTTCTACCTTCCGGGATGCGCCGCTGATACGGCTTCCAATACGCAGGGCTATCAGATTGACCGCAAATTCACTTATTTGGAGACAAATGATGTAACCCTGGAAGAGTATTCAAAGCTTCTGATTACCGTATTTGGAGACAACGCCAAAGTAGCACTTGGATTCCTTCTTGCAACGCTGTTCAAGGATGTGATTACGCATATCACCACCGCATTCCCGATATTGAACCTTTTTGGCCCCAAGGGAACCGGAAAATCACAGCTGGGCCATTCCCTTACTTCCTTCTTTTACACGGAATATACGGCCCCGAATCTGGCCGGTTCCACTAAGGCCGCCCTTGCTGAAGCCGTGGCTGAAGTATCAAACGCTATTGTTCACCTGGATGAATACAAAAAGGACCTCCCTCCGGATAAGCAGGAAATCTTGAAGGGAATATGGGACGGCACCGGCCGCACTCGCATCAATCTGGACAATGACAAGCGCCGCGAGACAACGGCCGTGGATTGTGGCGTTATTATCTCCGGACAGGAGATGCCAACGGCCGATATTGCACTTTTTTCCCGTATGGTATTCCTCACATTCAGCAAAACGACATTCTCAGATGAGGAAAAGCGCAATTTTGAAACGCTGAACCGCATTGAAAAGCGCGGCCTCTCTCATCTTACAGCAAAGATTCTCTCAAAAAGAAGCCTGGTTGCCACACATTTCCGCACCGCGTGGGATGATACGGTGGCAGACCTTTCCGAGCTGGTACGCACATCGGCCGTGGAAGATAGAACGCTGAAGAACTGGGCCACCATCCTGGCCGCCATCCGCGTTCTTGATGGCCAACTTGGATTGCCGTTCAGCTATCCGGAGATGTTGAACATGTGCGCAAAGATGTGCATTGACCAAAATAATAAGACCCGACAAAGCAACGAGATGGCCGGATTCTGGGAAACGGTGGAGAATCTTGTAGGATCTTCCAGG